TCTAGACAATATCTAAATAATCAATCCGTTGCTAATGATTTAGCAGGTAAATTTGCTCAAATTGATCAAACAGAACAAGCTACTAAGTTTGCTAATACACAAGCTGCATTACAAGCACAAGGTACTGGTGCTCAAACATTAGCTGGTATTGGTGCAGGACAACAACAGCAACAACAGAACTTAGCGGATTCTCCTTATAAAGGTTTATCACAATATGCTTCACTATTTCATGGTGTTGCTGATAAGTCTACTACTACACAACAATCAGGAGGTAAGTGATGGGCGTACCAAACTATTATGAGAATTATATTTATAATCAAGATGTTAAAGAACTAGGTCCGAATGATTATGTAAAGGTTCCTGGTTATAATATGGATAGTAATAGAGGACACATCCAAATGAAGGATTACTTAGGAGCATTAGATACCTATGAAAGTAATAATCCAGATTATTTAGAAGCATTGGCTGCTCAAAAAATGAAAGCTAAAATGAATGCTTTTAACGATAAGCGTTCATCTAGTTGGGGAGACTACTTAACCTACCTACCTTTTACCCCTCAATTTGAGAACTATCAACCTAATGCGTATGGTAAGGCTTCTAATTTGATGGGGCGCTCTTGGGATAATGCTACACAAGTAGTAGCGCCTGATGGTAGCCTAGCTGGAAATCCTGATTATGAGAATTATGTTTATGGAAGAGGTCCTTTAGTGGATCCTGCTAAAATGATGGCTGTCCAGCAAGACAGACAGATATTTGATTCTCCTAGAGAAGCTGCTACTTGGTATGCTACTCCTAGAAGTAAGCCAATACCTGATGAGTACTCAGTAGATTATGTTGAACCTGATTATGTTCCTTTTCATGAAAACTTTAATGAAGGTACAGATTATAGGGAGTCTTCTATCTGGTATTCTAAATAGGAGACACTATGGCTTATCAAAATCCGCAATATGCAGGTAACGCTAACTTCTACAGCCCCCTCTCAAGGATGTCTGATGAAGAAGAAGATAAAACCTTCGGTGCTGGTATGGGGGGTAGCTCCATTGAAGCAGTAGGTGGTGGTTTTAAAGAGAAGAACACTCTTAAAATGATTGGTAAGACTGCTGCTCAAATTGTGGGAACTGTCTATGGTGGTCCTGCAGGCGGTATGGCAGCAGGTATGGCAGTAGATGCTATGGTTCCTGATAAACAATCAGTTAAGTCTGGTACTAGTGGTTTTGGCTCCCAACAAGGTAGCACTAACAAATCTGGAACCTCCATGCAACAAGGTGGGAGCTCCAATATGGGCAATGTAGCTGCTTTAGCAGCTCAAAGCTATGACCAGTATCAAGCTGGACAAAAAGCGGCAGGACCATTGGCTGACAAAGCGACACAGATGGCTCTTGATGAAAATACAGCTGACCTAGCTAGTGGTGCTTATGCTCCTGCTAGTAATGAAGTTGTTAATCAAACAGGTCAAAAGGTAGCTGAAGATACTGCTGCTGATGGAGCAGGTAATGCTGTGATGTGGGCTAAAGCTGCTTATGATATATCAAATAAATTAAATGAATCTGGGGTTATGGCTTCTGAATCTGCTGGAGGTCCAACAATGAATATGGATACTTCTGGAGTTAATATGGCTGGTAATATAATACAAACAAATGGACCTTTAAACCCTCAATTAGAGGAAGAAAATCCATACAAGAAAAACTTAAGTGCTTTTGCACCACTAGGCGGAGGAAGGAATTATGGGTAACGGATATAATAGACAAGCAAATCCTTACGGAGGTGCAAATTGGGACGATGTAGCACAGGTTAAAGCAGGTGGCGGAGTAATTAATGCTCCTAGCACTCCTGTTGTTAAAGACCCTTGGTATAAGGAAGGCCTTAACGCCTTTGCTGCTTCCACAGGAGGCAAACTATTTGACGGAGTTGTTAATAAGTTTGGCCAAAAATATACTGGTGGGAGGTATGGTGGTGAGGACTCTGAAACCTTTGACAAAGATCCTGGTTTCATTTATGATGCTAGGACGAAAGCTTATGGCGATGCAAGCAGTAATCTTAAAACTGAATATGATACCAATGAAGCAGCCTATAACGAGGCATTAGCTGAAAAGATTAAATATTACAGAGCGACATATAAGATTCCAGAAGAAGTAAGTGATGAAGATGTTGCTAAACGAGTATTTAAAGGCCTTGAAGATATTAATCCAACAAAGAAATACTATACTGACAAAAACACTGGCGAGAAGAGATTAAACTCTCACTTTGAGCCTAACATCCCTTACTACCAAAGACAAAGTGATTTGCTTATCAATCAAAAGAAAGGACTTGATAAGTGGCATTCAGACTGGAAGAGTCAGCCTAATATTGGTAAGAAGGTTGTCAAGAACGGTCCAGGGCCTAACTTTATGTACAAAGACCCTAAGAAAGGTTCTGCTTTATATAGTGAAATATTTGACGATGATAAATGGGGCTTTCAAATTGGTTTCTAGGAGAAGGTTATGAATATAAATAATAGCGCAGTTGAAGATCCAAACAGCGAAATAACAAAGCAAATTGTTGAGAAGTCTGATGGAACAAAGATTACAATTGAGAACAAGTCCAACAACCCAACATGGCGAGGGGAGAATCAGTCTTCAGAAGATAAACTATCTTCTCACAATCAAGGAGCTGAAGACAATCTAAGTGCTCATAATGCTCAAGTTGAGGCTAATAAAGAACAGTCTATGTTTGATGCAATGACATTTGAGGAGTTAGATAGACAAGACGCTGCTTCTAATTATTATGGAAGCATGGATGACACTGCATCCTCAATGGTTAATGCTCAAAATAAAGACTTTGCAAGCACCCCTATATGGGATCAGTTTGATGACATTGAGTCTCAAAATAATAGACTATATAATACTCCTGTAGGTGTATGGGACGATACGGCTAGTATGGAATTAGATAGGCAGAAAGCATCTGATCCAAGTTTCTTTGATGATGGGTATGGCTTCATTAACTATGATGATGTTGTCTATGGAAATCCTGAATTAGTAGAACCTTTAGAAGGAGTTGAGGAGTTAACATCTCCACAGACAGATGCCTTCTGGAGAGAGAAAGACAATAAACAAAGAGCTATAGACAATCAGGCAGCATTTGATTCTGCAGATACTGATTACTTTGGGAACCCGTTAACAAATCCTGATGGAGAGTTGTCTCTCTTTGACGGTGATGCATACGAAAGACATGCCTCTTCTATAATGCAGAACAGTCTTCCAAAAGACATGCAGAGCAATGTTTACAAGCATAAGTTTAAAAGCAAAGAAGAAGAAGAAAGAGCTAACTTTATGTCAAGTTATATTGTTAACCCTAAGACTGATTCTGAGAAAGCTCAAAATAAAAAGCTTGTTTGGGACAACATGGGTTTCAAAGACAAAACTGTAAGTATTACAGCTGATGCGTTTCTTGAAGCAATGAGTTACATTGTTCCAAGTGAAGAGTTTGTTGACGGGGCAATAGAGTTTGTTACCGACCCAGAATGGCGAGAAGAGATTTCTGACTGGGCAAAAGAAGAGCCACTTGCTGCAGCTGCTAGTCTTGTACTAATGTACAAAGGCAGAAAGGCTTTAAAGGCCCTTCCTAAGAAGTATCAAGAGGCCGTTAATAAGTTTGTTAGCAGTGGAAAGATGAAGGCTAGAATTAATACAGCTAAGAATCGCATCGCTACAGGGTCTAAGAAAGTTAAAGATCTTGAGAAGGCATTAAAAGGACATTCAAAAGGGTCAAAGGCTTGGACAGATGCTAGCATGCGTCTTACAAGAGCCAGACAAAGACTTCAAGGACATAAGAACGCTCATAAGAGACTTGTTGACATGAAGAGGCTTAATACGGGCACTATGGTTAAGACTGTTGAAAAGATTCAAAACAGTAAGACCGCTAAAAACGTATTCAATACAGTTAAGAAAATAGACCCAGTAACTGCTTTAGCAGGCGGAGCTATTGCATATAGTATCTTTGATGATGATCCTGCTCAAGATGTGTCAGAATCTTCTGATGCTGTTGACTCTAAACCAGAATCTGACTTTAATAAAGTAACAGAATCTTCTGCTTCAAAAGCATTAGAAAGAGCTAGAAAAGACAGAGAGGGAGCTGCTATCTCAGATGCTATTCAAAGAGATAGAAATGTTGCTCAACAAGTTATTGATAATCAAGGTCGAATCCAACAAGAATATGGGGACAGTCTTGCTAAGGACTTGTTCACAATTGCAGTTAGCTCTTTGGCTGGGTTTAGTCCTATGGGCGTTATGGGGGCTATGGGCGATAAGCTTATACTTGACCAAGCTAGCGATAGAAGTTTGAAGCTTCAAGGGCTTAAAGATCAAGCTTCTTTAAACAAAGAATCCTTTAAGCAATCTGTTAAAGCACAGAAAGAGCTAGCTAAAGAAAATAAGGCTGACAGAAAAGCCACTGAAACCAAGATGATGAATATCATTAAAGAAGGTGGAAAGAAAGGGTCTAGTCTTAGTACTCATTCGGGCGAGGTACTAGGAGCTCTAATGATGGCTGACAAACTGAAAATGGATTACAATAGAAATGATGTACAAAAGGCTCTTGTTGATGCTACTCAAAAGTCTATTGGGGACGGTTCTTACTTTGATAGTGAAGATGAAACTGAAGCTAGATCTAATATTGCTGGTCACTTTATGGGCAATATGGCAATCCTTTCAACTGATGGTGGAAGCTTAAGTAAAGATGGTTACGCACTTAAAAGTTCTTCTGCTGCTGATAATGGAGCTTATACACATTGGTTATTCTCTAGACATGATAAGAATCAAGTTCGAGGAGCTTCTACTAAGAAGTTTAATGAATGGAAGAGTATTAGGTCTAATAAAGGTGAAAGCTGGTTATGGTATAACAACTTTACAGGATGGGCTGTACAAAACCTTAAGGCAACAGGACAAATGTAAATACAGGAGATACACATGGCTGCAACAAAAGAATGGCTTATTGATCAATACGGAACCTTTGAAATGGGTGGCCGTGAGTATTACCTTGAGGATGGTGATACTTGGGTTGATACCAAGTCTGGAGAAGTTTACCGTGGCAAGGGTTTCGACACATCTGAAGTGTATCATGAGGGCACTGAAGACGACCCTATTAAATCACCAGGTACAGCTAGAGGTTACCAACAGTCTCAAATTGTTGGGGACATTCTTCGCAACCAAGGGTTTGATGCTCAAAAGAAAGACGGTACTGGATACTACGGTAGAACATTAGGTGTTCCTTACAACCCAGAAACTGAAACATCTTTAAGTAGGAAGCTTCATCAAGAAGGTCTTGTTGATATTAATTCCTACACAAGTAAGGGTGACAAAGAAGCTTATTGGGAAGGGAATCTTATTAGAGGCATCCTTGGCGAGGGTGATGGTTATTGGGATTCGGCTAGAGCTGAACTTGATGCAGGAACTAGCGCTACTTATATTCCTAATAGTCGTGGTGATGTTTACGCCCCTAAACAAATGGCTATCGATGAGCAGGCAGTAGCTCAAGCTCCTTGGATGTATAACGATGTTATGTATCGTCATAGAGACAGGAATATGAGTAATAAGGCATACTCAGCATTCGACTCTGCATGGGAAGCTGGATGGAACAACATCTACGGTTCTCTACAAGGTGCGAAAGCAGCGCTAGGTGATGCTATTAACAACGAAGACTTATATCAAAACGGAATGATGGGTGTTGAAGAGTATGAATATTACAACTCTCAACTACCAAACTATGTACAAGATGTAGGTGAAGTAAAGAACATTAAAGATGCTGGTCGCTATATGGCTGGGATGATGGGTCAAGCACTACCTTATATGATTGGTATCGCAGGCTCTGCTGCAACTGGAAACCTGTTAGGTGGTATGGCTGGTATTGGAGCTTTAGGAGGTATTTCTGGAGGTGCAATATTAGGTGCGATCCCTCCTGCTGTTACTTATGCAGGTGAAGTATATGGAAGTATGGAAGGAGAAATGGACGAGAAGAATGTAGCTGCGGCTATGTCTGCTGGTTTGGTTATGGGTATTTTAGATAGGGTTGGTTTGCATCAAATGATGAAAGCCTCGTCTCTTTTAAAGCAAGACGGCCTTGAAAAGGTTGCTATTGAACTTCAAAAGAAACAAGGTCTTTCCTCTGAACAAGCGAGAGCTGTTGTTAAACAAGCCTCATTCGATGTTCAAAGAGAAGTTTATGAACACTTAGGTCAAGTAGTTAATATTGAATTAAGCAAAGGAATACTCGCAAAAGAGTTTGGGTCTTCGTTCTTAAGAGGCGCTGCAAGTGAAGGTATTACAGAAGGATTACAAGAGTCTACTGGATACGCTGCATCTGTTGCAGGTTCTAAAAAGGAATGGGTTCAAGAGGATTACGAAAGAATCCTTGTGAATGCTGTTACTGGTGGTGCTTTATTAGGTGGAACTATTGGTTCTACTATGGGAACAGCCAAAGGAGTTGGTAGCTTTAAGCAGTTACAAAGAAAATTCTCTGAAGCGGCAGATGATGTAACAAAGAACTTCTTCGGCAATGGAAATAACATTGAACAGCTGTCTAGGCTTTATGGACAACAGGGTAAAGATACCCAAAAGTTTATGGCTATGACAGATGAAGAGATTAATGATGCATTAACAGATGCTTCTGGAAAAGAATCAACTGTACGAAAGTCTGATAAAGAAATTCAAGAAGAGTCTGCAGCTGACGGTGCTCTTGGGCAAACTGAAGATACTGTTAAACATAAAGGCTGGCTTCGAACTCTTAAAGAGCTTCCTGGAAAGGCAGTTCAGAAGGGTGGATCAAGATTACTTCAAAAGTACATTGATGACCCAAAAGTAAACGATGAGGCTAAATATATACTAGCCGTTCTTATGGATACTTTTGCGCCTTCTAATAAGTCTCATATGCCAGGAATGCATTTAGCTAAAACTAAAGCTGTCCTTATGCATACTCAACTTAATAATGTTTCTATGGCTAAGTCTGAGTTCATTAGAATCTTTAACACAAAGAAAGGTGGCAAGGATTATGATGAAAAGATTAAGGATTTTGAAGGCTGGTTAAGAGAAAAAGAGGCTGGTAAAAATAACGGCCCAATGCATAAGAAGTATAGGTACATTAACAACGAATTAGAGGTCTTAGCAGGTCGTATTGATGCCGCTACTGATACTCTTTGGAACACACATAAGAACCTTGTCGGTGATAAAAGAGACCCTATGAAAGGATACTTCTTTAGATCGTCTGTTCTAAATCCAACTGAAGTTAGAAAACATAAAGAGAAGTTTGTTCAAACATTGGTAGATGGATGGAGATCGCCAGGGAAGGACGGGAAGCCAGGAGTTTTCCATAAGCTAACTCGTTCTGAGGCCCATCAACTATGGGAAGATGTTGTTAGTAGTCCTGATGGTTACCAAGCCAGGCATCTAAATGATGCTGGATTTCAATATCGTAAAGCGGACACACTTAAGAGCTTGCAGTTACATCTTAAGGATTCTCAAATAATGAGAGATACCTTCTTAGAGAAGGATCACTTTGAAAAGCTTAAGTCTAATATTATGTCTGTTGTTAATCACGATATGGATATCAAAACAATGGGAAGGAACGGCATTAATCTTGACCGACTGCTTGTTGATCTTAAACATAAGATGGGCAACAACTGGGATCCGCGAATCAATACTATGATTAAGGATTCAATTGCAGCTTCAAGAGGAGACTACAAGCCAATTCAGAACAGGTTCTTGGCATCTGTTCAGGGTCACTTAACCTTCATTGGTACTATTACTCAACTTGATACATCTGTTCTTGCGTCTCTTCCTGAGATAGGGTTACTTTTATTTAACGCCCCTAAGGAACATGGTGTTATAGGCCTATTAAAGGATGCAGCTAATGATCTTGGTAAGCATTACAAAAGGTCTATAGTTGACACAGCTCAACATGTTAAGTCTGGCTTAGGAGTCGATATGGACACCTATACACAAAACCAGTTGGACTTTTATAACTTTGGTTATGATAGTACTAAGCACGGTGCGATGGGTCATATGGATATTGGACAAGAGATTGATCATATGTCTAAGTTTAAGAGTTCTGTATTGAATGCGTTCTTTACATTGAATCTTCTTAAACCTTTCACTGATAGTACTCGTGTAGCTAAGTTATCAATGGCTCAAGACGCTATTATTTATGACTTAGAGATTGTTTATAAACATTTAGATGGTGGTAGTAACTATGCTGCTGATGCTTATGAAAGACTAAGACAGTTGAACATTGATCCAATTACTTTTTCTAATGCTTACAAGACTGCAATGAATATCTTAAGTGACAAGATTGAGCCTGGAATGACAAACAATGAGGTTTATAAAATAATAGCAGACGAGTCTAAAAAGACAAAAGGTTACAAAGTAGACGACAGTGTCTTAGAACCTAATGCAGATAAAGGGGCTATTGAAAACCCTCTTAAGTATGTTCTTGATAATCTTATGATTGCAAGAAACTCTTATGTAGATAACGCTTTGGCTAACCCTACTGCTGCGGATCGTCCGTTATGGTACTCAAATCCACACTTTAGATTAATGACTCAATATAAGGGTTTCTTATCTACCTTTACATCTCACATCCTTCCTAGGATTTATAGGGCTGTAAAGCATGGTAATCCTGAGGCTAAGTATCAAGCTGTAGCTATGGGTGCAACTATGATTATGTTTGGATTTCTAGGTCAAGATTTGAAAGATGAATGGAAGTATGAATCTGGTCACAATCCTTGGTTAGATGATGCTGGAAGAATGCAACGAGGATTTATGGCCTCTGGTTTGTTAGGAACTCCAGGAGAACTTATAAATATTATTAGTCCTATTTATGATTTCAACAGGGATACCTTTGACTACGCTTCAGAATTCCTTGGACCATTTACATCAACTGTTGGCAATGCTTATAAGGTATCTGACAGCTTGTTAAGTGGAGACATGAATAGGGCTTTATACTATAGTAAGAAATTCACACCTCTAGTAGGAAGATACAGTGGGTTTAACACTAGTCAAGAGAAAAGTGATACAGAAAACTTTGAATAAAGGAGAGGTAGATGGCCTACAGTAATATAAAAGTTGGAGCAGGTAAGAGTGCTAAGCAAGACTCTTATGAGGAGTTCCTTCAACAGATAAACAAAAATGCTAGAATAGATAACTCAAGAAGAGGTCTTGAAGGGGCTAGTAAGTCGTTTAAAAGAACTGCCAGTGATATAGCAATTCAAGACGCTTATGAAAACTCTGGAATGGCTGTGACTGACGACTCATGGGTTGATGACTATCATAGTCAAGCAGAAGCTAGAGAGGATATGTCTGGGCTTGTTGCTCAAGCTGAAAGGGAAACCTCTCAGGCTGAAATTAACGCAAAACAAGTTGCTTCCAATAGTGAAGAGCAGTCTTTAAGATCTAGAGCTGAAGAAGCATCTGCCAACATGCAAAACACAGAAGGATGGAACCCTCCAGAAGGACAGACCGCTTTCACTGGCCCTGCCAATACTCATTACACAGACATGGAAAGAGCCAATAGAGGTTTAATGCCTAGTCAGGCTGATGAGTTAAGAGGGTTAGATGAAGCTGAGGCTGCAGCTCTTGTAGAGGGAGACCTTGATGAGAACATGGCTGCTATTTCAACTCAAAGAGAGTTGTCTAAGCTTGTTACAAATCAAATGAGGCAGTTGAGCTCTGGGTTTGGTTCTACTAATTCTGCTGACTTTATTAACAGAGTTGCTAAAGACACAAATACAGAGCCTAGATCAGTAGCTGAATTCTTTAAAACAGTTCTTACTGACCACGCTACATTTGAAAGAAGCGGAGTTCCAGAAGCTTTTTCTGATGCAGCTTTAGTTTCTGTGCTTCAAGTGATGTATAGGAACAAGTGGGCGCAATATGATAGGCGCAATAAGATTGAGAGTGGAGAGATTGATTCAGAGTCTGAAGGCAATACCTCTATTGCTCAAGACGAAGAGATCGGTGGCCTAATTGAAACCGCCTTTGGTAAAAAGAATTCAAACTCTAAAACTAGAGCTGTTACTGGCGCAATCGCTAGAAGAGCAGTTACCGATGCACTTGGAAGTTTTGAGTCTGATGGTAAGGTGTTTGGCAAGTACTCTTCTTTTAATCCTGGCCTGTCTTCAGAGCAAGGGTCTTTTATTAATGACCCTTCAGGGGTTAGACATCCCCGTGAAGTTACCCCTGCTGGTTATGTTAAGAAGGGCTTGTTTCATAGTACCAAGATTAAGATTGGTAATGGCAACGATTTATGGGTTACCGATTTAACTCCTGCTGGAATAGCTTTAGCTGAGGACACTAAGAACTTAGCAAACCTAATCATTCCAGGCTTGAGAAAAGATGTTAACGCTCAACCTCCTATGACTGACTTTGGTCGACCTAAGATGAAGAGTAATAAATCTCAAAAAAGACAAGATCCTAATCGTCCTACTGGAGAAGCTGTAGAAACTAACGAAGGCATTCATGCCTTAGAATCTGTAGCTAATGCTATTGGCTCAGACACTTCATATGGAACACCTTATGCGTTTAGACTTGATGCTACTATTAATAATGAAGAAGCAATGTCTATCCTTGAGGGTGGAGACTTTATTGATCTAATTGGCCTTGAGGTTAATGGGTCTGTAATTAGAACTAAAAGAGATGCTGAAGGTAATATCGAAGCCATTGCTGAAGAGTACAGATTAGATGGTAATGGGAACAAGATCCCTAACCCTAGGTTTAATCCTAACGACCCTTCTTCTTCTGAATTAGAGTACGAAACCCAACCTATGATGGGCGACAAAATGAAGATGATGAACTTTAATCAAGACCTTCAATGGATGGCTGATCATATCAACGATGCTGGTTTTTATTACACATACTTTATCGGTGGAGCTAAGCGAGTTCATGTTGAGCAGACTGTTGGTAACTACCAAAGCTCTATACTTGTAAGGTCTCTTCTTGAATCTCTGGCTAAGATGTCTTACAATCTTGATAACAAGAATGACACTATAGCTATTAAGTCTGGAATCTTAAAGAAGCTTGGGATGAATAAAGCAAATGAAGGAAGCAATATTCAATTAGCTTCTAAGTTTGATTCCTTGGCAAGTGGATGGTCTAAAACTCAATCTGATTTTGAAGCTGCGGGTGGACAAGGATTTGCCCCTGCCTTAATTAAAGAAGCGGGTGGGCATGAAGGCTGGATGTCTTTAAATGCTATTAACGAAGGTATAAATCTTTACAACTTTGATCATAGTCGCAGAGGTGCAGCTAACAGAACTTATAGGTCTGGTTTTATTACTGAGATTGATGGTTTGGCGAATGGCTTAGCGATTAACTCAATGCAGTCTGGAGATGAAAGAGTTGCTAAATTGACAGGAATGATTCCTATTGATGAAGATGACAATCTGTCTTTGGAAGATAGCGATGTTTACACTATTACTACCGATATGTTTAAAGAGCAAGTAGCTCAATACACAGGTAAGGAGATGGATGGTAAGTTTGCAAGAGTATGGGATGTTGCTTTCGACAGATTGTTTGGAAGCAAGAATGATGACGGCTCGTTTAGTCATGATCAGGTAAAGTCTCGTAAGATTGCGAAGCAAGCCTTAATGATCTTTGGTTACGGTGCAGGTGATGCGACTATTCGTGCAGACTTTGCTGAGTTCTTAAGAGAAAGACTTGAAGCAGACCCTCAGCTTAAAGCATGGCTAGATGGATATGGAAGTAAGTTTACTAATGACTTTGTTAAGTTGTCAGGGAACATGATGGTTAACGCTGTTAATACTAACTTTCCTCAGATGAGAAAGCTTTCTTCTGTGTTGTCTGCTATTGCAGGATATGCAGCAATATTAGGTCTTGACCCTCAGACTATTACCGATGGTTATGACTATGTTGAATTCGGACTTTCTCAAAGAGTTAAGGATGAAGAGTATAGCTTTAGAGGCTCTTATGGACAAGGCTTTCAAAACCCTAGAAGTGCTGGTCAAAATATAGACTTCCAAATCTTTAGAAGGGTTGTTGACTCCTTAGGAACTGAGTTTAGAAACGATGCTGGAGAGTTAGTTAGAGGTACATTAACTCCTGAAGAGGCTAGATCTAAACTTGCAAACCTTAAGGCTTCTAAACAAGCACCAGTTCTTATTACTCACGCTATGGACTCATTGATAATGATGAGAGCATTAGCTAAGCTTCGCAAGAATGCTAAAAGTAAGAAGGGCTTCTTTGCTGCTCAAATCTATGACGGTGTATTAATGACACCTAAAGATGCTAGAGAGTTCTCTGAAGCTTTACATAAAGAGGTGATGCACATTTCAAGAAACTATTCTTCAATTAAGTCTTTGAAAGGCTCTATTGAAGACTTGTATATTGAGAGCGTTCAAAAGCAAGACATGCTTAAACGTAAGAAGGCTAACTTTGATAAAGCCCAGAAAAAGGAAAAGAAAGGTTTGAAACTTTCTAAAAAAGATGAGGCTTATCTTGACAAACCTTTGACTGCTTATGAAGAAGAGTTCCTTAAAAGGAAACTTGTTAAGTTCTTCATTGCTAAAGTTCCTTATCAGGAAAAAGGAAAGAAGAAAAAGATAACACAAGCTATTGCTGAATTAGATAAAGCAAGACAGAATGTTGTTAACAAGATGGATCTTAATAAGATGTATCAGTATGCTTGGGACTGGCCAGCAACAAAGTAAAAGTAAAAACCCCTACAAGAGTCCATTACGGATCCATGTAGGGGTTTTCTTTTTTAAACACTTGTTAGTTTGTGTATGTAAGTTTGTAAATCAGACTCAATGATGCTTATCAGATCGCTCTGAGGCATCCTTACAGAGGACTTTCCAAATGAGTCAGGGGCTATTTTACCTAAAGTATCTTTAGCCTTTGAATCGATGATATGCCTACTCATTAACTCAAGGTTAGGGAAATACCATTTTCTACCTCTAATGCCTTTCTTCTGATCTTCTCTTTGAACTGGGTTTTTAATTAGTATCCAGTTGTAGTTGTCCTTAGTTATACCAAACTCATCATCAATCATAATCATTAGTAACCTCTTTGTTCTGTCACTGCCTTAAGATGTGTTTCTGCTTGTTTTCTTTTATTGTTTGTAATCCTAAACGCTTCCTTTTGTGCCTGATCAGAAGGTGTACCCTCTTCCATTAGTCTTTCCTTCTCTGCTTTAAGATTCATTGAGCCAACAACATCCATCATAGCATCATTAATCTCAGGTGTTCCCTCTAGTTCAGGGTCTAAATTAAACTCTTCGATGTACTCTTTATCTGAGATGCCGTGAATACTCATTACATTATAATCTTTCATATTTCTCCTTGCCTTATCGGCCTTGTTGTCTATCCAACCGTATTCGGTTAGGTCTTCCATTAGTGTTTACTTGTAATGATAGGTGAATGCTTGTCTTCTTTAGCATCATCATCATCTGCCAGGTAATCTAACATCGAATCAATCATATTACTATCTTCAGCAATGCTAAATACTATCTCAATAACCTCTGTTCTGTTTAACTTATCATTTTCATCATCTACAATTGTAAATGTTGCTCTACATGTTCTCATTTCTATCTCCTTTATTGGTTCATTATAATCATACAGCTTTTCACAGTAATCCTTTAGATTCACAAGAATCCCATACCTTCTATTGCATAATTGGTTAAATAGTTTATCTTGCTTTTATCATCAGGAGTTAGCTCTTTAATCTCCTTAACTATAACCTCATACTTCTTTTCAACCTCTATTCGTTTCTGTTTTTCTTTATACCATTCTTGTTCCCAAGATGCTTGAGGGTCTTTCTTTATTATCTTATAAGCTTCTCTCATGGTTTGCTCAGCAACAATTTCATCTTCCCTATCCATACATCTATTCATATAATAAGAATAGACATCTTTATGCTTAAAACCAGATGCTTTTGCAATATTTGAATATTCTTGTGCTAATATTGAGCAAGCCTCTTCCTTACTTTCTTTGTTCATTTGTTCTCCTGTTAGTTAGATAAGGTTAGTGATCCCAGAATTGGTCTCCAACTTTCCCTCCCCATTTGTTAATCTTAATCTTAATGCGAATAAATAAGCAATACACGCACATCCTATCCCACCACATACTTATCTTATTTAGCATTTAGTTCCTTTGTTTCTTATATCCTCTCTTAGTAACTCATTACACATAATAATAGCTGACTCTGTCATGTGAATAGCATCTGAGTTCTCTTTGCTTGAATGTTTTTTAATCCTATCAAGTATTTCTTTAATACCTTCAATCTTAATCTTACATTGTTCATATGTATGCATTACCCCTCCCTGAATATTTCCAATATGTACTTACCTTTACGTTCTTCAGCTTTGTAAGTAAGGTTGCCCTTATGATGATCCATAAGAGCTGTTACCATACCTTCCTCAAATTTGCGAACACCATGTCGCCAGGTTATATACCCTCCCCCTAAAGTGAATATTATTAATCCTAATATTGTTTCAATCATGTTATTACTCCTTTGTTAATCTTTCTTCGTATGCAACACGGTTAAAACCCATAGACTTTAGTATTCTTAGGGTTTCTAGCCATGCTGCACATTGATTTGTTGTAGCAGGGTCGCATGTCGACATGACAACTCTGTAACATTTCTCTATCGCTTCTTCAGTTTGTATCGTTCTCGTCATTGATCTCTCCTATGAGTTCAACAACAATATGATCTTCGACATCCTTACCAGCCTCACCGAAGTCAACAGCGAAACCTTTTACAAAGTTATAGTTGTCGTCTTCTAATTTATCGCCCTCTACAATAGCATCCATTAAGAACTTATGTACTGGAAACCAGTAGTTGTCTAAGTCTTTCTTTTGGTTGCCCTTGAAGAATAATGTGTACTCTGGTCTTAACCAGCTAAACCTTGGCAAGGTCTCGATGAAGGGTTCTAGTAGTTCTGCATAATGTTTCTTGCATTTAGCTTGAGAGCCCCAATGCATCTTTTTGAAAACATTCTGTGATAGTTTTAATACCTTACCCTTTCTTGTGTAGGTAGGATATTCCAATATGGCGTTGTACTTCACTTGACTTTCCTAATAGACCATCCACCTGTCTTTGTGTTCTTAGTCAATTGAACCTGATTTCCTTTGTATGATCTGCCATCACAAAGATCGATAAGTTGTTGGCGAAACTCTTTCTGCTTTCTAGTAGCTTCGTCTGCATCAGACTTAGCCATCTTCCAAAGCACTGCTAATTTACACCATTCCTTATCATCTCTCACAATAACATCCCTATCCCCAGCTTCAGGTTTACCCTCGAAGTATTTAGCCCAACCATCTATGATCTGTTGTTGAACTTGTTTATCTTGTTTTACAATTCTATGTAAGCCAACTTTATTCTTTCGGTCATATACCCAGAAATTACATTGGTCTTGTTTAGATAATAACATCTGTTGCTGCATTTGTAAAACATAATGAATCGGGAGGTCTTCTTCTAACTCCATATTTGCCCATAAGGGAGAGCAGGATCCACTCATAGGCACTTTAATCTCTACGATAGAGTTACCCTTGCCTAGTTCCATTCCGTCCAAAGAAGCCATTAATGGCAGCCCTTTTATCTCATCTGTAATACATACTGGCTCATACTTCTTTCCAGAGAACTCCTCAAAGCATTCTTTGGCTTCATCTTCTGTTTCAGTTCCAATCTTCATAGCTTCATTAAGTTTAATGTGAAGCTCCCCATTCTTAACCTGCCATAATTGTAATGGAGTCTTAGGTGTCCAAGGTGAGAGCTCTAGTACGGATGCAATTTCTGATGCTGTTCCGTGTATTCTTCTAATCTTTAACCATTCTTCACTGCCTTGTGGCAATTGTTCTTCTGAGTATATCTTCATGTTGTTTTTCCTTTGTTGTTATTTAGTTGTGTTTGTTAATATCTATCTTTCTTATGTAAATGAATTGATTAGCTTCCAATGACCTTCTGGGTCAAAGAACATTCTACTTTTCATTTGTTCATTGAGTCTTTTGTCGTGAAGAGGGTTTCTTACTGGTGGTGCTAAGACTTTGTCTGGGTCTGTGTAACAAGACAATCTAGTTGAAGCTGTAGAATGAAGGCATCCTGTATGTGTGGCTACCTGTTTTGCAGTCCACTCACTACCATCATCTAATCTATAGACTTTGTAACCTTTAATTCTCTTTACTGATTCAACTGGTCTTAGCACATATTCTGGATTAGATGTCTTCATCAGCCTGTGATAAGCACTACTAACAGAACATCCAACTAGTTCAGATAATGACTTTGTTGTCCATACACTACCATCATCTAATTTCCATTCTCTTCTTTTACTTCCCATAAACTCTCCTCGTCATTTGTTGTGTTGGAGCGGATAGTCAGAATTGAACTGACCTTATCGGGTTGGAAACCCAATGTATTAACCGATATACGATACCCGCTGTAATTAGTGACCACCATGCATGAAGAAGGATGTGGTCAAGCCTTCTAAACAATTCTTGTCAGCTGTGAAAGGGAAACATGAAAACCCAAAGGAGACTGACAAGAAGGATCCACGCACTAGATCCAGGTTTGTTGCTACTTGCACATACGACAGTAGCTTGCCGTCTTATAACCCACTACGGAGTATTAGTTTTGCAGTGGAGATGATGCACTCATCCAAGTAATTACAATAAACCATTAATATAGTCTTCCCTCATTCTTTGCTCCTTTTCTTTCGCCTTATGATATCTTATCTGAAGATACTTAACATATGTTTTAGTAGCTTTTGATGGCATAACTGGATTGTAGTCATCTTCAGGTGGTTCTACTTTAAATCTTTCTTTGTACTTATGCTTAGCCCAGCCTTCTCCGTAATCTTTAATTGCTGCTAATCCTAGCAACTCCTCAAGAAATACTTTCCTAAAGTCATCACCGTACTGCTCCTTGGCTTCCATTACTCTAGTCTTTTTATTGACTAATCCTAATTGAGAGTCTAAGAAAGCAACATAATCAGATTTAGACTTATGCATCTTTCCACAAGAAGGACAGATGTTTGAGCCTGAGTATGTTCTGAAACAACCTTCGCAAACAATAACAGAGTCTTCTTTCTTTCGCTCTTCTCTTTCAGCTCTCTTTCTTATCATTCCTTTTTTTAAATCCCACTTATGCTCATCATCAACAAAACCATTAATGTATACAGCTCCTGAATGGTCAATTACTATAGCTTTCTTTTTGTTTTCGTAAGGCCTAAGAACTCTTCCAACCATTTGGATGTAAAGTCCAAGTGATTTAGTTGGTCTTGCAAGAATGCAGACTTCAGCACAAGGAGCATCAAATCCCTCTGTAAGAACCATACAGTTACATAGTACGGTTACCTTACCAGAATTGAAGTCTTTCAAGATTTGTTCCCTTTCTTCTGTTTCCGTTCCGCCATCAAGATGTGCAGACCTAACTCCCATTGCTTTAAACGATTCCATTATGTTTTGTGAATGCTTTACACCTGATGCGAATACAATGGTTTGCTTTCCTTTGGCTAGATGTTTCCACGTTGTTGCAATATCGCCAACTAGTTTTGGTTGATCCATCCTGTCGTTCAATGACTTAGAGTTAAAGTCGCCACCTATAATCCCAATTCCCTTTAAGTCTGGGACGCTTGGAGAGTAGTAAATAACATCAACTAGAGATCCTTGTTTAGTCAACTCTTTAATGCTTGGTGCACAAACCATATGGTCGTAAACCTCTCCTAATCCCTCACCACCACCCCTAATAGGAGTAGCAGTCAACCCTATCAATAATGCATTACTATACTCACTGATTAGGTTTAAGTAAGTTTTAGACAAAGACCTGTGACATTCATCAATAAAGACTATGTCTGCTTCTGGTAAGGACATCTTTTTTGAATTGATAGCCCTCGCTCTAAGAGTATCTACTGAAGCTATTTGAACATCCTCTAACTTCTTTGGTGAGATGCTCGCCATGATTATTCCATGTCTAATATTAGATTGGTCTAATTTGTCTGACGCTTGTGTTATTAATTCCCTTCTATGAGCTAAGAAGAGCACTTTAAGTCCTTTCTCTGTGAAGTAATCAACCAATGCAGCTGCCATCACTGTCTTTCCCGATCCTGTAGCTGCTTGAAGTATTATTCGTTTCTTTCCCTTCTTGTTTGATTTGATTAAATCGTTAAGAACATCCTTTTGGTATTTTCTGAGTACAAAACTCATCTAAATGTGTTGTATAAAGATACCCCTACGAATAGTACGAAGTATAGTATTAGAAATAGTTCCATGTTGTTTCCCTTTAATTGTTTAGTTTAATTAGGGTTGCATTGTAAGTACGAAGTGCAACATCTTCATAGCAGTTTAGACAGCTAACTTACTTAACTGTATCTTTTCCTATAACTAGGGATCAGAACGGTATATCTTCTTCATTATCTCCAGCAACGTCTGCTAAAGCTACCTTTTCTTGCTTTTGGAAGTCAAAGGTTGGAACGAATTCTTCACCTGTTCCTTGATCCTCTCTGTACTCTACAAGTTCTAGTATCTGAACAGCTTGCAATTCAAGAGATGTGTTCTCTTTACCATCACGGCTCCAATTATGACCAGAACATTGAATGTTACAAATAGACTCATTACCAATCAGATCGGTGAATGGGTTTCCGTAAGTATCAACAACTATTACTGGCTTCTTAGGCTGTCCACCTTCTCCAAAAGTAGTAGATTTCTTTAACTTAACTTGGCGTAGCCCATCATGAAGAACCAATTCGTGCTCTATGTCTCTCTTTATCTTAGGGAATAAACCAGTTTTCTTGTAGGCATCTGCTTGTTCATCACTAAGGACAGCTTGAATTGTCCAGTTATTCACACCTTCACCTTGGTAAGGTGGCTCAGGATTATTTTCTTGTAGTTTAGTCCACACTACTTTTACATTCTCAAACGAGTATTTTGTTATATTTGACATAATTGTCTCCTTTTTGTTGTTATGTCGATTCTATATAGTAGCAGTAGAATCTACATGTTTTTAACTTCTGCTACGAAGCTTTTGTTTTTATCTCTATAAGGGCAACATAGGAATTTCTCTTACTGTGTAAGGCCTGTAGCCCTAACAGAAGAAATATTCTGATTCCCTTATTTGTTCCAATTTTAAGTCCCCTTGATTGGGTACTTTTGCATCGAAACTTTCATCACAATTGACAAACTGTTCGTACATTTTGGTTATTACGTTACAGCTGTACATTCCAATAAATACCTCTTTGGTTGTTTCCAGTAATTCGTCTACATCATCAGCATGAACTGAAAATGAATCATGGATAGCCCCAAATGAGGAAACTCCAACGGACTTCAGATGGTTTATTACTAAACACATATGTGAAGCATCCATTGAATGAACATAGTTAGGGCTTATTCCAGACATTATCTCATGCAGAGACGGCTTGTCAGTTACCTCATGGTAGACAAGATCTATTCGTTCTTTGTTAAGTCTAACTACGGTTTTCTTTTTTCTAGTAATCCATTTCTCAGCATTGACAGGAAATCCACTTGGAGTCTCCCATTGAGCTGAGTCATAGCCTAGTTCTTTTATTCTGTGCTTTGTTAATGCTTGCAAGTAGTTTTTGATTGCTACTGGCCCTGAGCATAACGAGTTGTATGTTTCTACTAAATCCTTTGCTAGTCGGTTAGCAACAGACCTTGTTATTCCGTACTTTATTGTCATCCCAGCATCATAGCAGTCTGTGTAAATAATGTTGGCTATACAGCGAACTCCTGCATCATAAGCCTTGGTCATTGTCCCTCGTTTACTGATGCCTTTTCTGATTAGCTTCATTGGTATTGCTGCTAGTATTTTTCCAAGGTCGTTTCCAACATTTCTGTTAATAATTCCTTTGGCAACAACAATGTAGAAATCAATTGGCTTTTTCTGAGGTATTAGTCCCACCATCTTCCCAGCTATTTCATCTTTACTCATTGCAGCAAGATGTTGTGTTCCATTTACAGAGCCATCTATAGCTATCGGTATTTGAGAGTAATAATCTCCCTCCTCAGATAGGTAATGCACAACCTCAAAACACAAGGATAAGAATACCCAAGGCTTCTCAGCATCAAGCCATATGTCCCTAGCTTCTATTGGATCCATAGCTATCTCTAGAATAATACCTAAGTTCTCTTCTGCCCAGTTAACTCTGTCTTGAAGAGTCATCTTGTCTACTGACATATCTGGAACACTATCCTTTTTCAAGTCAGAAACATAATCATATTCCAACCAGTCAAGTTTCTCAATTTCGTTTGTTTTGTAAGATTGGTTAAAGCTATTTGCAATATGTATTAGTAAATGCTTGTACCCTTTATCGGTCATTAGCTTCTTTTCGGCAAACATAAGATGACCCCTTGCAAGGTCTGATGATTGATAAGAGAAGTATGGATCACGAGCATAAACCCTACCTCTAAAGTCTAGGAAACTAGCTAAGTAGAACTTGTATCCTAGCCATCCAGGCACTTTATCGTCCCCATGTATTGTGTTAATAATGAACGAATCTCTGTTTGCTTGAGATCTTATCCTTAAACATGTTTGTTTAGCTAACCAGAGCCTATTCTCAATTTCGTATACCTCTTGGCATCTCTTTACCTTTTTGATTATTGGCTTGTATTTCTTAGAAGATTGGCTTATGTTCTTTAATTGCGACTCAAGCTTGACCATCTGAGTTTCAATTGTTTTAACTGTTGCGTTGTTTCCTTTATGAGGCTCGAACAAGATATCGTTATGATACAAATCAACATCTTTGAGTTCTTTGTTGATGCTTTCTCTCTTAATATCAAGAACGCTAAATACTCGATTTTGGCCATCTTTTGTCTCTACCCTTATGTTGGTATCAGTTAATTGTTTTTGTAGCTGTATGGATATCTCAGCTACCTTAGGGTTGACTTCCCATTGGACTTCTTCTAATGAATTAACTGCATTTATAAAAGGCGGAGGAGTTTCTTTGTCTATTTGTATTTTTCCTTTAACTAAGATGTCTTTACATCCCATAACCATTCTTTCTTTAGAATTCCATTTAGGATACTTTCTAATGCTTATCCCAGCCCTTTCTTTAATTGGCATCTTTATGTTGTCGAAACGTTCTCCCAATTCAAGATGGTAAGGCTGAAACCTTATTTTCCTTTTCTTACCATCGATAACTATCTCATCATAGGTTAAGAAATCTTCTCTATGCAAAGTTAAATACTTATTCTTTATCAAAGATTCAACAATTAACGAGCCTAATTGAGCGCTCTTATTTGTATTTGGATTTGGAACGTCTAGTGCTTTTGTTGCAATTTCTCCTATCTTGATCAATGTGTTAGTTAGCCAAATCATTCCGTTATGTTTACAGAATGAATAAGTTAAATAGTTAAAAGTGTCTAGGACTATTGAATAAGAGCGAAAGTCATCTCTTAAACATTTGGCGTTTCTAAATATTTGAACTGCAGATCTTTTGTTATTCTTAAAGTCTGTTATTTTGTTTTCTATATCCCATACAACCTCTTGTACTTTGTATTCCATAAATCCCCTTTTATTTAGTTTTTGATTTGCCTAGTTACAAAGCTCTTATTGTTTTGTTCTTCCATAGTTGACATCAGCACATCATTTTGATCTTGTCCAATCTTGTCAGGAATAAAGACCCATGCCTCTATTCCTTTGGCCATTAGTCTTTTTCCTAGTTTATATGCTGATGCTTGACCCGTGTAATTTCTATCGTTGTCGGCATATATCCAGACTTGCTCTATTCCCTTTGGAGGAATAAAGTTCTCTAAACAATTAGAGTTCATTGCAGCAAAGGCTGGTAAACCAGAATCTATATGAGCAGCATAAGCTGATTCAATCCCTTCAGCTATACATATCTTATCTTCAAAATCAATATGTAATCGTATTGCAGCTCCAGATATTGTTCCCTTAGGAGTCATTACCTTTCTAGCAGGATCTATATCCGCCTTCTTTCCATCTTTTGTATAAGTAAGATGATAAGACACAGCGTTCCCTTCCCAGTCTTTAATTAAGGCAACTAGCACCTCATATTCTCCTTGGCTTTTCATGTCTTTGTAGAATTTAAGAGTAGCTTGTTGAAGGCCTTCTGGGTAGGATGTGAAACCTCTAGAGTCTAAATATTTAGTTACGGATGTGTAACCCATAAGAGGTCTTGCTTCTTCTGCTACCTTTCTTAAGGCAGGCACTGGATCAAATTTAGGATTGTCAACTGGTATTCCTCCAGTTATCCCAAGAATACCTTTGATTTGTTTTGCGGCAGAGGCAAAGTTTATGTCAAAGTATTTCTGAACTAAATTCCAACCATCTCCATTTCCACATTGATTACATATGTAACGACCTTCGTTATGAAAGTCTGTGAATCTGAATCGGTCTTTTCCTCCGCATAATGGACATGGCCCATTCTTACCGTTTAAGAAGTTTTCAGGAATACCTAACTCAATTAGAATATTGAGCCATCTCCCCTTCACTTCTTTTGTGACATCTGCTTTCATATTTTCTCCCAAGTAGTTGATAATTTTAACATTAGTGCTTTAAGTATGTGATGTTTTTGATAGAAGGATTCCAACATTTTGTACATCCACTACACTGTCCGTTAGTTTCAAAAGCCCTACAAGTTGCCTTGTCTGGATCTGTTGTAACAGTTGATGTATGAGCGTACTTAGGTGGATGCCCATCAACCATAGAACCGCTCAATCTTATCAAGAGATTCTTAGGTATATCACCTTTGAAGTTCTTAATTAAGACTGATTCCTTGGTAGGAAGCCAATGGTTAATCTTTGGAGTTTGTCTAGCTACTTCGATAATCTTTTCAAGGTGTTCTTTGCTTTGCAAGTCACCACTGTCGAAATGTCTAAACAAGCCCGATTGGGTTATCCTCTTTTTATGATTCAAGATAAACACCCAAGCCTTTACCCAACTGTTGTCGGATATAAGCTTGGTTCTGCGTTGCAGAGCTTTCTTGACGTTTGAAAATCTGTAGTTGCCTTTTCTGGCGTAGCAGTCAAAGCATACAGACCCTGGTATGAGAGCCAGTTTTGATCCTGTCTTGCAGTCAAATGCTGACAGGTTACTACTGCAGGTATCTAGTTTAGATGTTTTAGCAACACCTCCAGTAATTTCTTCTGCTCTTTTGAGCGTTGTTATTTGTATATTCATGTTATTCATGTTATTTCCCGTTATTTGTAATGGTGTATAATGGAATCCGATGGATCAAACCCACGTTCTCCCAAGAACTACTACTCTCCTCAAGAATAGATTGATCCATCACCTTATTATTGTTCTGCATGTGAGGCCACCTCATCATCTGGAACATCTTCATGTACAGCAGACCAATCAGACCAGAATAGGTAATCATCATCGCTGTCTTTTTGTATTTCATCAAAGACAACATAAGTATTATCTAAATTGGAGTTGACATACATTCCTGTGACACATATTTCATCACACATATACCATTCACCGTCTTCTGTCATGAACCCGCTATCTATGGATTCGCTACAATAGCTGCAATTATGTCTCATTAGCCTTATCCTCCATAACTTCTGTTCTGTCAACTCTAAGAACGATGTAGCCAGTGTCTGATGATACTTCTAATGCATCACAGATATCTTGCCACACAGCTTTACTTCTAAAGTCTTCTTGATATAGTTCTAAGTAATTCATACTTCCTCCTTTTTATACTCAAAATTGAGATCAGCACCACAACTAGCATTTAGATTGTGAAGACACACACCTTCGTATCCCTCTTCTATTCTAAGGTTTGCTATTAGTTTAGCCTCATCTAGACTTAACCAGTAATCTGATAAGTCATTAGAGTCTTCATCGACTACTACCCATTCTTTAGTTTTATTGTTGCTCATTGTCCTACCTCCCAACTACCATCAGTAACTACTTCTACTTTTAAAGAGTCGTTAATATCCTCAATAAAATCTAAGAAGTCATCAAGTGTTTTGAATACTTTTACTGTTCCAATATCATCTTCGGCTTTTATTCCGACAACATCATCTAATACAAACTTCATACTATCTCCTTTATTATTAATTTTAAATCTATCCCACACATCATCAGACCACATAGCGCTTCCAATATGTTTTTTCATGTTTTCTTTATTCATCTTATTCCTCCTTATGATGAGACTTCTCTTATAATATTTGTTGGTGTACACAATATATCCATGTCTAAAACTTCCGTTCCATCTGTAAGTACACCTTCATTTAAGTAAAGATAATCTGCATCCCAACTATCATCACCATCTGATATTGTTATAAAGAATTCTTTATATCCCTTCTCTTGCATTTCTTCAAGCATTTCAATTAATTTTATAATCTTCATGTTTCCTCCTTAAATTGTATTAATAAAGTCTGAGCCTAGAAGCTCTGTTACAGTATCACCAATGGTATTGTTATAATAATCCCACTGACCTTTAGTCTGTGATTCCACAACTTCTGCAACAGCATTATTGAAGTCTTGGTCGCCTATCTCATCATCAAGATATTGACCACTACTTGCTAAATCTTCAATAACTATCGGTGTTAATATACTTTCCATTTTCGATGCCCATTTAGAATACTGTTCTTCTTTAATTAATCGTTCGTATTCAACCATGGTCATACCTTCTTTCCATTTAACTTTACTCATACTTCCTCCTTTATACCCATTCAATTTTAAAATCGTTCCATTCTTCGATATACTCACCTTCTATTTCTTCTTCATAGAAGTGTTCCTTTACCTCCTCCCAATTCTGAATATGATTAATAGGCATTAGACCAGCAACATCTAATACAAACTGTTTAGGTGTACTGCCATCTTCCCAAGCCTCCATAAGTTCGTTAGCAGTGTATTCCTCTAATATCCAAGGTACAAACAATTCTTCTTTTACTTTAAGTGTTTTCATACTTCCTCCTTTGTTCCATTCCAGTCAATAGAAATAACCTCAGCACCCCACATACTTGCCTCTTCTCGTGCTTCGGCCATTACTTTCCCTTTGTTGGTTTCGTCTGTTTCTAATACAAAATAGAAATGCTCACCGTGTTCAATACAATTAACTTCGTATTTCATTACAAGTCCTCCATTTGATTCTCTAAACATGCTGCAGATTGGATGATTTGAAGTCTTTTAGCAAGGTCTCTTTCGTAGCTACCTACCTTTCCAATAACATCGTAATCTCCTTTCTTTATTTTCTCAATATCATCCCAATCCATAGATGTCTCTCTTAGATGTTCAACCACATATCCTAATTCACTAGCTAATGAATTATTATTGTCCTTTAGTCCTTTAATGGTTTTATTCAGAATCTTAATGCTGTATTCTTGAGATACCCAGCCAGTGTTGCCATTAGCGATATGATTAATATCTTCATTGCTAAATCCGCTACTTACTAAGAATTCAGTAAACATCATGTTTTCAGATGATAGGTTTTGAACCTCATCTTTAAGATTTAGGATGCTTCTTTGTTCCTCATCCCATATACCTGCTCTATAATCAACCTCTGCTGTTGATGTGTAGATCTCAATGTCGTTTACATTTACAACAACATCTCCATCTTCGTTGAAGGCTGTTATTCCTTTTTCCTTGTACCATTTAATGGCCTTATCGTTTCTTTCCATATTCATGTTATTACTCCTTTATTGTTTAAATTAAACCAGCTTTGGTTTCTTTGTACTCATCATATCCTTGATCAGGATCTGCCTTTTCATGCTCAATTTCCTCTACTGCATATATCTCGCTTCCACCATGAGTAGCTCGACAAGACCAAGTATCTTCGTATGCTTCACGCAACGCTATTTCCTTGGCCTGGTCTTCATCTGAGGCTTCTATTTCTGTTCTGTAGACATTGCTTACATCTACTTCTACTGTATATATATTCATGTTTCCTCCCATTTTTCGTATTCAACAAAGATCTCACCATTTACTAACGTTTTAGCGTTTGACAGTGGATGTCCAGTTTCGGTAAGAGCGCCTCTTAAGACCCAACTGCCAGATCCCTTAAGCTTCTTTTCAACATAAAATTCAATTAACTCTTGAATTTCAATGGCTTGTACATCAATTTTTATATCTTCATTCATACTTCCTCCTTTTCTGTTACGAACATCATAAAATCAATTGCATCATGAGGACTACATCCATAATCTGAATGTCCTCCATCAACAAATCTTAACGACTGATTGTCTGCTGTTAAGAACATCCCATCATCGTTTGTATACACATCTACCATCCATCCATTATCTGAAGCTTCATAGATTACAAACAAATGGTATTTATGCCAAAACATAACCTCTCTACTTTCTTCTAATACTTTAGCGTATAAGTCTTTTGTTACTTGTTTCATAATTCCTCCTCTACATATTCATCATCATATTCAATATCTGTTTGCTTATTACAGTCGAAACAAAACCCTTGAACATCATCAAGTATTGCAGTCATTTCAATAGAATATCCACCATACTCACTCACATTAGGTTTAATCCAAGCCTTGACTTCAACATCTGTTGAGCCACATTCTTCACATAGATAACTCATACTTCCTCCTCTTTTTTATACAAATGCCCGAATTCCTTTTCAATGTTTTCACCCGTGAATTCGATAACATAAGCATCATCTTTGTTGTAATGGTTTACTACTGAATTGTACAAAACATATACAGCAGTGATTGCTGGTATACGTTCTGCTTCTGGCATAGCGCTAATTACCATATCTGCATACTGCATTGCTTCTTCTACTGTGTCCCTTGTGGCGAACAAACCGTTTCTTTCTAACTTCATGTTATTACTCCTTTATTATTTAATTTACGAACGTCATCGCATCAAACTCATCTCTTATGGTGTAATTTGATTCAGTCCAATCATCTATCTTTGCATTAGCATCTTGAAAGACATACTTTGGCAGGGAATGAATATCAATTTTTGATACCCAGTCTTCTACTAGTTGTTTAGCTTCGTCTAAACTTGATGCTTCTACTCCTACCCAATCATGTAATTGGATTTCATATCTTACTTCGTACATCTTCTTCATAACTTTCTCTCCTTCATTATTAAATAAGCCATTTCGCTTCCAACATCTCTCTGGTCACATTCGATTTCAAATGCACCATCATAGTCTTCAACTTCATTTGCTTCATCTCTTAGGCCATTCATACCTAAGAATTCTCTTGCTAGGTTTAATAACTTTCGTTGATTATTCATCTATTACCTCCACATAATCTCCGATTGAAACAACCTCGGTTTCTTTTAAGAACTTACTTGGGTCTTGTTGGTATTGTTGTTGAACCATACCTACCGCTTCATCTTCATTCTCTGCTTCAACATTAATCATAATGCTGCTAAAGTCTATTGCTATTGAATATTCCTTCATATTTATTTCTCCTCTTTATTAGATTTAACTTCGACTACAATCTTCTGTGTGTAATCTCTCACTATATCAAACAAAACTCTATCCTTTAGGTTAGCTGGTTCAAAACCTAAACCAACCTTACGAGTATCTCCAATCGTCTTAAACCCATAGCTCTTGTTGCCCTCTACGTACAGAGGCTCCCCATCGCTATGAAAGTCTGTAGGAAGATATCCAACCTCTCCGTTTATCAAACTATCTGCTCTTGGTAGGTACTGAAACTTACCATTATCTTTGCGTATAAATGCTGGTGTCAATATGTTCCCAACCTTCATAACACAAAACACTGTTATATCTTGTAAAGCCATATTATTTCTCCTTTAATTTTAAGTACATAATCCTTGTATCCTTTGTAGCTGATTTAGATTCAATCAACCCTAGAGCTTTCATATTTCCTATTGCTCGTTTAACGGTAGATAATGATTTATATCTAAACATAGGATGTTCAACTATTTCACTAACATATGCTTTATCTCCTCTCCAGCCAATGTAAGCTAAGATTTGAAACTCAGTACCAGTTAGTTCTTTAGTTTTACTATCCCATTCTTGTGAAGCTTTAAGAAGCGTCATATATCTCCAAGCTATCTTTGCTTTATCTTCATTCATGTTATTTCTCCTGTAGTATCTTTATTATTAATGATATTTCATGCGTTTCATCACTTCCCAGCCTGTCTGACCATTCAAGTAATGATGTAAGCTTTCTTATCGCTATATCTTTATTAATATTAATTTTCATTGTTGATACTTTCTTATATTCACGATTCATTTGTTATCTCCTTTGTTTATTTCCTTATCGTTGTATTCAATAGTGTGTATTAATTGATATGCCATCCAAAGAATAGCAACTCCTATTATTAGTTCAACTATGTCCATCATAGTGACTCTACCATCTTTTTTAACTCTCTAATAGCTTCGTAATGAGCTTCTCTGGCTTCAATCTTTCTTTCTACTGATTCCCAGTAGCCTTGCTTTGATTGAAAGTCGATGATTGCTTGAGCTTCTTCTGGGAAAGCCTTTACAAGTTTCTTTTGGTTGCCTGTATCAGCATGTGAAATACAGTCAGCTAGCTTAGACTTAAAGCCTCCTAAGCTTCTGTATTGCCAATCCCATACGAATTGCTCACCTTTAGTTACTTCTATCTTGCCATGTGGCATCATATGTACTAATTTATTCATGATATTCCCTTCCTGTTATTGATAATGTTGAGCAATCAATGATATATGTGCCATTGTTACCGTTGTTGTAGTCCATCTGACCTACTATTCCTACACCTAAGGATAAGTTGCCCTCTATCTCATTGCTAATTACACCAATCAGTCTAGCTTTGGCGTATTCTGCATCTCCCATTCTGCCATCCATTACCTTTCTAGCTTTCTCAAGATAATAAGAGACTTGATCAGGTGATCCGTTCCAATGTAAATAAATACCAACAGCACATTCACTAAACTTCTGTGTTGATACTTCTCTTAAACATAATACTGCTCTGTTTCCCATGTTATTTCTCCTTTGTTGTTATAGTTCTGCTGTGAAGTAACAGTCATCATTTGGATTCTCTTCAAAGAACTTCTGAATCTTCCTGCCTAAGTTAAGTCTTGCATACCATTCCATCTGTCTTTCAATAGCGTCTGTGTTAATGACTTCATCATGTTTATCTTTCCAATATTTGATAATCATGTCATTGCTATAACCGCTTGTTTGTTCAAAGAACTGGTCTAGTCTTTCTTTCCAGTCTCCAAGTTCTTTAAGGCATTCTTCGATACCTTCTTTGACCTTTTCATCCTTGCAGTCATTTGGTATGTTGTAGTCAATAAAATTTGGTTCTGCCTCGTATGCTCCAAAGAACTCTGCATCATCACTTGATTGAATTCCAAACCAGAACTTACCTTCTATATCACCTGTGTAATATCTACCCATGTTATTTCTCCTTTTCTTGATTAACGTACTCGTCCAATTGGTCGAATACTGATTGTTTAGAGCCCTTGTAACCGAACTCTTTCTTTACTTGGGCATAAACGCTTCGTTTAGAATGTTTCATACCCAATACCTCTAGACCTAATGCAGCACGAAGCGCAATAAGCCTAAATAAGTTTGTATTTGTCATTAATGTTCCCATGTTATTTCTCCTTTTTATTTCTGTATTAGAATCCCTATGGATTCCATTGTTGATAATAGCTTTGCGTATTCAAGCATTGCTTCTGGATCATTAGACTTTAGTACTGCAGCTTGAAGCTTGTCTAAAGACTCTTTTAGTGTTTTATATGGTTCAAATATACTTTTCATGTTATTTCTCCTTTATTGTTATAGACCTTCGTTGTCTCTTTCTCTATATTCAGTCTCTCTTTCATTGAACTCTTTATCTTCAGGTGCTGCTCTGTAATCACCTAAATTAAACTCCATCTTAGCTTCTTTGGATATATCTCCGATCATGTCTCCTATCGTATCCCAAAGCGTATCTATTAGATTGTCTGTTAAGAATGCATGCACATTGTTTATAGAGTTGTCATCTTCTGATAATTCACTATCTAATTGTATATGCTCATCAATCACACCTTTTAATGCTCGAGGCATGATTGATTTAAACCTTCCATATGTTTTATCTAATTGATGTTCTAAGTTGTTTATTAGTTTTTTACTTGCCATACATAACTCCTAATCTTTGATCATTCAGATATCTAGTGGCATCTGAATGAAGTGTTTCATAGTCCCTTAACTTATAAAGACTATCTATTACATCCTTTGGCAGACTATCAAAATGATCCACTTCTGGAAACCTATTAAGCATTTGCTTTTGTTGTTTACTTAGTTTTCTTGCCATCTCTTACTCCTATATTTATGTAAAGGTAAATTAAGAAAGCCAACCAAATGATTGACCCTCCTACTAATAACTGCATTATTAGTTGTTTGTCCATTAATACTCTAGTCTAGAGACTATGCGTTCAATGGTTTTGTCAACAATGTCATCTTTGACATCGTCTAATTGATTATCTACTTCATCATAAACAATAGATTCAACTTTGTTTTGATCAATCAGATCTAAAGATAGTACAGCCTCATCAATTTTCTCTTGAATAATCAAGTCTATTGATTTGTTTTCCATCTTCTTAATCTTAGAGTTAAGCTCTACAACCTCAGCTCTCAATAAGACAACTTCTTGGTTTTGTTTGTTGATAGTGCTTGCCATATCTTCATGACTTTCTTCTTTATATTCTTCCATGTTATTACTCCTTTGTTATATTGCTAAAACGAACATGATAAAAGCCCAAACTAGAGCTAATACCGTTAAATAAGAGAGCTTGACATTTCTATGAGCTGGGTTTAGGCCAACTCTGAAACATCTCACACCCCATATACCCAAAGACAGGATTAACCCAGTTAGGATTAAAACTATCGTTGAATGAAAAGTTACATATGTGTTTGCTAAATCTTCCATCTTATTTCTCCTTTGTTGTTGATTTACTATCTAACCAGTCTAAGAACTTCCATATTGCCTCTTCTGAAGGCTGGGGAACTTGTGGCTGACGTTCGATATCATCTTGTGAAGGACTTACATCCATTTCAATGTTATCTTCTTGCATTTCGATATGTTTGTCTGAATAATAACCCATTAGATTTCCTCCCTTTCTACTGACCTAACATTTGTATCTATGACATTAACTGATCCATTGTAACCAGACCATTCTGCAATGTCATCTTCTAGCATTTTTATTGCTGATTCTGAATCTTCAGCGACAACATCAAACTTCCTATAAACAAATACAGGATCGACTTTAACTTTTCCACCGAACAGGTTTATATCTATTGTGGTGGTCATACCAAAGCCGATTATGTATAAGTACTCTTTTACGCCCTTACTGGCCATTTCTGTATCATGTGGTAGCATGCTATTTCTCCAGTTTTTTAACAAAAGTATCCCAAATCCAACATCTGAATTGAGACGGCTTGTATTGGAACTCCAAGTTAGTTTCTAACTCCTCTTGGAAATCCCACATTAGCAATTGCATTTCTGTAATGTTGTTATGTAACCATTTATTTACTTTTATTTTTATTGCTATTCTTGTTTCTGCTTCATGCATCTTCATTTTCATTCTCCTTAATTATGTATTTTTGTGAGAAATCTATTACTCTTGGAACATTTAAGAGTTCATCAAGTGTATTGATTTCAATTTCTATACCGTTATCAATTTGTTTACTAAAGCTATATTCGTTTAATTTAGATACCGAACATAATTCAAATACTTCTATTGATTCGTTATGGTTGTTTGTATGAATTGTTATTAACATATTATTACTCCTTTATTGATAAAAGGCAGCACCCTAATTGGATGCATACCATTGATAATTAACCTAAAACGGTGCGTCTTCGGTTAATGTTTGTGTTGCAGTTGCTTGCTCTGGTTGCCCAAAGTTATTCAATTGCTTAACAAAGCTAGTAACAATCTCTGTCACATAATGCGTTACACCTTCCTTTTTGTAAGAACGATGTTGAAGCTTTCCATCAATTAGAACATTTGTTCCTTTCTTGATGTATTTCTCTACAATATCGACATTATTACCTCGAACAACAACTGGGTGCCATTCTGTCTTTGTTACTCTTTCTCCAGACTTTTTATCAATCCAAGACTCATCGGTAGCAACAGAAAATCTTGCCTGCTTATTACCATCTTTGAATGTTACAACTTCTGGGTTTTTGCCTAAACGGCCGTTAATGATTACTTTATTCATAGTAATACTCCTATTTTTATTAAAAGAACTAGCTACATTATTGTAACTAGCGTGAAGCAAATGCTTCTTAATACACACTCTGAATTGAATGCATATTAAGAAGAATCTACCTAGAAGACACAGCGTGTCTTCCAAGTATCAACCCTTCTATTCCTCAAGGTACAGCAAAAAGAGATATCCCTTATTGGAACGAAGCTTCCGACTGTTTTTCACAATAACTAATTACTGCTTTATCCTCTTCACTTTCATCATCGAAAGGAAGATCCTCGTAACAGTACTCTTCATAGTCATCGTATCTTTCAAGCTCTTTAGCTTCATCATAGTTCCGAACAAAGACAATCCTCGCTATGATTTGCTTCTCTCTCAGCCAAATAGCTAATGCTGTTGCTGGGAAGAAGCTGATGGCTGTTACCGTTGGATTATCAACCATCAGGATTATGTACATCATAGGTGCAAGAACCAATAAGGTCATTGCAGTTTGATATACAGTGCTGCTATCGAAGTGCATCTTTAACCAAGGTGTACTTCTAAGCTCTATTTCCACTTTATCGTCTGTGGTATTGACAGTTTTATTAAACATATTAAGGTGTTTCATGATGACCTCCTGGTCGTTAGTTATAATCTATCTTTTTGTTTGTATTCTTCGACTTTGTTTAAAGTCCAGTACACAGTTGTTGGATTAAATAGTAAGAAAACTACTATTGGTATTAATACGATAATATCGCCTGTCATGATGACCTCCTGGTCGTTAGTTATAAAAAAGAAGCTACCTAGAAGACACAGCGTGTCTTCCAAGCATCTTCATTGGTTACTCGATGATATACACATTCTTACCATCTTTATCAATAGTAAGAATGTATAAGTCCTTGATGATTACAGCGTTTTCAGCTGTCCAACCAACAGAGTCCAACGCTTTATCTATAGCGCTGTCATCAAGGTCACTTGTGTTTCCGTTGTGGTCTTCACCAACAACCTCAACATCAACAACCTTAGTACTGTAATCTCTACGGTACTTAAGGTTGTATCCAAGTAAATCAATGTCCGAAGACGTTAAGTGATCTTTATAGATGTCCACTTCAATCTGGTAGCTAAATGTAGCCATTTTTGACCTCCTGGTCGGTTGTTAAACAAAAGTTATCCACATAGTTATCAACAAGTTATACACAGGTTGTAGGAATATGTGGAAAACGCCCACAGCCCTTACGGCAGTAGACGAATTCCTATGTTGCCCTTATAGAGGAAAAAACAAAAGAGCAATGATAGAATTGAGATGGGCGCAATTCTTAGCTAGTAGACCTAGCCCATCTACATAGAATCTTAGTAGTATCCATCAGCAACTAAATAGACTTCTGAATAGACCCACCTATTATCATGATAGGAAACATTAGAGGGAAGCACAGAGAACTGTGTAGTCTATTTAGTTGACTAATGGATATTTAGATAACCTTGATTGGAAACCATGAAGGAACCAATAAGGTTATTGTTAGATTCTATATAGATACTACCTGTTGAACAAGTAGTATCTATCTAAAAACTGTAAGAAGAGAGTAGTACTTTAGGTACTTATCAGGTAGCACATACACTACTACTCTTCATAGAGTCTACAGAGGTCTAGTTAGAACTACAGGCGTTAGATTACCTGTAATAATTCCTATGTTGCCCTTATAGAGGAAGAAACAGACCCTCAGAGTCACGAGGATGTGTTTCTAGCGTACTTTACGAGTGACGCATAGTAGCATCACCGTAAGTGGTTGGAAGCTACTGGCAATACTCTAGGGTTCTTTAGCCATGCCATAGATGATAGTGAAAGGACTATCCTTAGTGATGGTGATAGTCTTGTCAGTCCAACTGACCTTGATGTTCTCACCCTTGTATGTAATGTAGGCTGAGTCTACACCCTGCTCCCACTTAGGATTGCCATCTACCCATTCCTTTAAGTAAAAGGCATACTTCGCCCACTTACCAGTGAATGACGTACGCTTCGATGTTAGATCCTTGTTCTCAATGAACTTAAGGATTGCTGTTTGTGCTAGGTTTAATGTAGCCATGATAATACCTCCAAGTATTAAAAGAGCAGTCTCATCAGTGATGCTTGCTCAAGGCACCAGACACCCGAAGGTGTTTCGACTTAAGAATGGCCAATAGCCAGGTTAAATAATAATTTCCCAAGAGTTATCTTGGTGTGAATCGAAGTTGAATAAGAAGCTAGTGCTAGCTTCAAGCTTGTAATCACAATCAAGTGACGGACATGGGTGCGAGAACAACACCCTTGTAATAACATTGTCTTCCAGTGTGTATGTTAACTGCTGGTAGTCACGGACATGTTGTTGACACTTAGTATCGTTGAACGCTGATCTAGCTCTTGCTTTCTGTATGAATAGACTTTCTTGTTTCATGATTGCCTCCTTGGCATTACGAATCTGAATTGATTCTACCTAGAAGACACATCGTGTCTTCCTGGACTAAGGGGGGGTTGCGAATACTATTGGGCGGGGGAGTATATATATATCACCCACAGACGATAACCTTGTAGTTTTCTAAACTTTGCACACAGATAACACACAGGCTATAATCACAAACACACAGACCACAAAGGAGCTATATGGCTATTAGTAAAGTAAAAGAAGACAAGGTAAGCAAGAAGCTGAACAAGGTTTTGCTTGCCAAGAATCCGAATGCCGAGACCATCCCTATGAAGAGTAAACAGTCTCTTGGTAGTTTAAGTATTGCTGAGTCTGGTAAGGCTACTCAGTTTAAGCCAGGGGTAAGTGGGAATCCAGCAGGAAGACCCAAAGGCTCTAAAAATAAAAATAAGAATACTGGGCCTACTGTATCTGAGGCCTTTGCTGATCTTAACGATAGGTTGATGAGTAATGGAGAGATGTTGGCAGCTATTGCTGAGAAGGCTCTCCGAGAGGATACGATGACAGGGTTAAAGATTGCCTTGGAATGCGTTAAGGAAGCTAATAAATATATTGAACCCACTATGGATGCTAAAGAAGCTAATAAGCAAGCACCTATTGAGGACCTAACTCAACAAGAAATTAAGGAAAGACTGTTTAAGATTGTTAACGACTAAGGAGGTAACAGATGCAAAAGCTGATTGATTTGATGAAAGACATCATTGCATTTTTAAAGAAAGGTATTACAAAGAAGAGAGGGCCTGGTAGACCTAAGGGATCTAAAAATAAAAAGAAATGAAGAAAGAATATGAAGCTTCTGAGCTGTTAGAAGAATTAGAAAAAAGAAAAACCTGGAAAAGATGGAAGGTAGATCCAAAGGCTTTTATTGAAGAATCTTTAATGATCTATCCTAAGGATGCTGATAAGGGTCTTATTCATCTGAAAGTTAACAAAGCCCAAGAGGTTGTTGTTGATGAGTATATTAAGCAGATGAAAGAAATCGGATATGTCCGAATGATTATCAGTAAGTATCGTCAGGCAGGGTTCTCAACTATTAGTTCAGCATTAATCTTTCACAGGACTCTATTTTTTAAGAATACGAGAGCTGTAATTATTAGTCTTGATAAGCCAACAACTGAGAGTATTTTCAGTATGAGTAAGACATTCTGGGAGAATCTTCCTGAGAATATTAAGCCAAAGTTAGGGGTATCGAATAAGAGGGAAATGGTCTTTAAGGAGAATGATTCTAAATTTAGATTGTTCACTGCAGGAGCAGATAACCCAGGAAGAGGTACAACTAATACTGCATTGCTTTGTGATGAAACGGCTTTCTTCCAGAATGCTGATAAGGTTATGGCTGGACTATTCCAGTCTGTAGCGCTCACTAAAGGTAGTATTATTATCATCAATAGCACCTCTAACGGTGCTCAAGGTGTTTATTACGACCTATGGAATAAAGCTGAGAAAGGGGAAGGTAACTTTACTCCTTTGTTTGTGCCTTGGTATCTACAAGATGAGTACAGGCTTAAGTGTCCCGACAATGTCGAATTAACTCCCGATGAGGTTAGGCTAAAGGAAAGATGGGCATTAGATAACGAGCAGATCTTCTGGAGAAGGATTAAGATTGCAGAGACATCCACAGCGATGTTTAAGCAGGAGTATCCTTTTACAGCTGAAGAAAGCTTCTTACAAAGTGGTAGTTCTGTATTCAGTAAAGAAACCCTTGACAGGTATGTGCCTTATGATCCTGAAAGCGTCCGAGAGTATAACGATGACTACTCAGCCTTTGACGAATCAAGTGAAGGCAACTTATCTTTGTGGCAAGCCCCCAAAAGGGACATGAAGTATCTAATAGGTGCAGATGTCGCTTTAGGTGTGAAAGGGGACTATTCGGTAGCAACAGTAATGACGAAAGATAGGGAAGTTGTAGCTATTTATAGAAGTAATAGAACGGATCCTGTAAGGTATGGAAAAATTCTTTTTTACTTAGGTAGGTGGTTTAACAATGCTTTGATTTGCCCTGAGGCAAACTCAATCGGTGTAGCAACTGTTCAGCAGTTATTTGGTATGAATTATCCGAATATATATCAACAAAGAAAGACTGCTAATACAGTTCCAGATAGTATTAACCATCTTGGATTTAAGACAACTTCAGCAACAAGAGCTCCAATTATTTCTAATTTAAGAAGAATGATTGAAGATGAAGATATAGCGATTCCTAGTAGTTTGATAATAGAAGAATTAAGAAATTTTATTATCACACCAAATGGAAAAGCAGAGGCTTCAGTAGGACATCATGATGACATGGTTATGAGTTTAGCAATTACTTGTGAGGCTTATCGTACACATGGTCATTCATTAACTAACCAAACCTTTAGTTGGGGAGAGATTAATTCTCAGTATCAAACCCCAGATACTAAGTGGCTTTAAGGGAGAATATTATGAGTTGGTTTGATAGTTTATTTAGTGACAGCGTAGACCCTGAGCCTGGGAACTACGGACCAAAAGAAGGCTTGTTAAACATGCCTGATACTACTTATTTGACAAATGAGAACAATATTTTCCCTCAGATGCAAGTAGTTCCTGGTCTATATATGGATGAAAGAGAAGAAGAATTAAAGAGTGCTTTAGAAAGAAGTGCTTCTATCTGGAATGTAAAGCCTAGTGCTTTTGCTTTAGGAGAGGATAGAAACCCAGCTAGAAATACCATAACCCCTACTTATAATTTTAGATCACTTCCTGAAAGAACGGGGGCTAAAACTGGTTTTGGTCTTGGAGTCAATGACAGGCCTAGCATTATTCTTAATGATAAGACACCCATTGATCCAAATTATTTTGAACATGAAGGAGTACACAGGTTAAGCCCTCACTTCAGAAGCTTAATGTCAGATGGTGGTGTTAGGGATTGGGATATAAGTACTAATAAGGGAGTAACTGGTTATCAGATTGGTAATGATGGTGGTTGGTTAAAATACAAACCACAGTATGTAGCACACCCTGATTATAATGATAGAGTAAACTTCTTTACCAATCAATTTGCTAATGACCCTATGAACCAACAACGTCCTGAATTAAAGAAATATATGGGCGGTGCAATGGGGAGGATTCTAGCTGATGACTTACTTAATTTTGATTCTATGGCGGGGGGTGCGATTTCTTCGAGAGAGCCTTATTCGATGGATCCTGAAGAAATATTAGCAAGAGCTATTACTACTTATGGTGCTATGAAAGATTTAGACCCTGCAGTTAGGTTTAACGATGATGGTAAAATTTATAATAAATACATAGGGGCTAATGAGGAACAGGCTAAGAAGTATGGGGTACCAGTAGGTACTCAGCTAACTTACCCTTCTGTAAATAAAGGTATTGGTGGTGGTGCTAGGATTAGACCAGAAACATACGAAGCTATTAAGCTTTGGATGGATAATAATAGAATGAATAAATACGGAAACGGTTTTGCTATGGGAAATCTTAGAGGGCCGCTATCCGCTTAAATAGAGAGAGTTAATATTATGAATCAAGAAGAACGTAGAGCTAGGGCGCAAGCCAATAGAATGTACCATCAGCGTCCTAATACTATTTGGCAGGATTCAGTAGATTATGAACCCCCTTTATGGGCAGAAGTAGGCGCTAGTTTTGTACCTGGCCTCGATCAAGCTATGGCAGTTAGGGATATGGAAAGAGCCAGACAAGCTTGGACAGAAAAAAATTACTTACTAGCAGGGATGAATGGGTTAGCAGCGGTCCCTGGTATAGGGGCTATTGGTTCTGTAGGTAGAAGGATACTAAAGAAACCAGAATATACTTACAGTACTAAACCTGATATTACTCCTAAAAAAGTAGAAGTAGAGTATCCTGCTGGTCCTAGTGGTGTAAAGTCTAGAGTATCTGATGGCCCAACTGCCACAGGAGACCAATGGTATTCAGACAATATTTGGCATGGAAAAAATAATAATCAAAATAGATAATTAAATTAATCAGCAAGAGAGAGCGCGAATGAGAAAGAATAAAATAGAGAAAGTAGATGACGACATGTTGATCGATGCGATTGACAGAAATATCCGTAACGCCTCAGGCGGTTATACGGGTTCATCGGATGCATCAAAAAGAAGAGAGAATTCAATTTACGAAATGTGCTTAGAGCCTAAAGGGGACTTAGTTCCACAAGGTGTGTCTAAGATTGTTTCATCAGATTCTGCAGAAGTTGCAGAGGGTTACACCGCACTGTTAACTAAGTTACTACTTGATAACAATAAGTTAGCATTATTCACTCCGTACAGCAATGAAGTGGCACATGTTAAAGCCTCCCAGATTGCTTCGGACGTAGTAAATTACTGTTTATTTAACTCGAATCCAGATGGTTGGACGAAGTTAGAGACTTGGATTAAGTCCGCAGTTGTATTCGGTAACAGTGCGCTAACCTGGGGTTGGGAAGAAAACTTCGATTACGAAGTTGAAGAGTACGATACAATTCAAGAGGCTGTACTAGATCAAATCTTGGCAGACTCAAATGTAGAAATTGTTGGCGACCTTCAGCTTCAGGATGAAGAGTTCTTCAATCCAGAGGATAGGAATGCTATCACTTATGAGAATGTTAGACTAAGACGCAAGATTGATAAATCAGGCGTTAAGATCACAAACATTCCACCTGAGTCTTTCTTAATCGACAAGGGTGCAGAATCTATAACCGAGGCTAAATTTGTTGGCTTGGTTACAGATATGACACATTCTGACATCAGAAGGAATTGGCCTGACTTTAATGGCGACTTGTCTGAGATGGGTGAAGAGGCTTCTTTCAGAGATTCTGAATGGTCTTTAGAGTCTTATGCTCGTAAGCAATCAGCTGGACAAGATAACTGGATAAACTCTGATGACGAAGAAGATGAGGCTAATATATCTATTACTGTTGTTGAATGTTGGATTCGTTCTGATCGTGACGGTGATGGTATTGCTGAATTAAAGCATGTTATTAAAGCTGGAAATACAATTCTTGAAGAAGAGGATAGTTCTTATATCCCAATTGCGATGCTTAATCCAGTTGAAATTCCTCATGAATTTTATGGCTTGTCTTTACTTGATATGGCTCGCCCGCAGACGCAAGCTACTACAGCTATTATGCGTGGATTCGTTGAGAATGTTTACTTCGGTAACTATGGAAGAACGTTGGCAGATCCTAACGTTGTTGACTTTGCTGCATTACAAAATCCATTGCCTAAGCAGATTATTGCTACTAATGGTTCTCCTGCGAATGCCATTCAACAGATTACTCCTGAACAAGTTAGTCCAGGAACTGGAGCTATGCTTGAGTTCTTAGGATTGCAAAAAGAACAATCTACTGGTCTTACTAAGACTGCAATGGGATTAAATGATACATTGTTTGTTTCAGGTAACTCTGAACAGAAGATGGGCAATGCTCAAAACTCTGCTCAGATTCGTGTTGAGCATATCGGCAGGAGATTTGTTGAAAGTGGCATTAAGGACTTATGTCGTGGCGTATTGAAGGAAATGAGGACTAACCTTAAAAATCCAATGCGTTACAAAACAGACAAGGGTTATGCTTCATTAACAACTGAAGAGCTTCAAATGATGCCTGCCAACATGGATTTAGAAATTCAAGCTAACTTAGGTGAAAACTCAAATACAAATATGAGTATGAAACTTAACCAAATGGCTGAGTTACTACCTATGATGGCTAGCGATCCAGAAGCGGCTGCTTATATAAACCCTCAAGCTGCTTTTAATCTTGCAACTGATATTGTGGCAAACATGGGTCTAGATCCTACTAGATACTTAGTAGATCCTGCCAATGAAGAGTCTCAACAGCAGATTCAGAAGAAGCAACAAGAGGCAAACAATATAGCTGAAACTGTTAAACAGAACGAGATGGAAAGGGCTAGAATTGAAAACGATACAGCTATTGCTAACATTAGTTTTATTAAAGCTGAAGTTGATAATAAAAAGATTGATAATAAGCGTCAGTTATTAGAAGCTGAAGATGAGTCTAATCGTAAGTGGGCTGAGATAGTTATTAAAGCAGAAGGCACTGAAGGAGCGAGAGTTCCTAACGTTAGCCCTGTAAGCTTTAGAGAACTGTACCAGGACACTGATCAAGACGAGAAGGAGGAGGCTAAGATACAACAACAAGGAGAGCAATTAGCTCAAGCCGCTATAGAAAACCCTGAACAAGCTATGCAGATGGCAGAGCAAGCAGGACTGGATCCGTCAGCAATGATGGGTGGACAACAACAATGATGAGAGATAGATGACACAAAAATACAATAGACAGCAGGGTTATAAGAAAGACCCTGATGGCAAACCAAAAAAGGTATCGGTTTATGATGATGCACAAAGGACCTTGACTAAAGGCTACCAATGTGATGAAATAAAAGATACCATGACTATGGTGACTGAGGATATTCTCAATCAACTGTTTACACAGTGGCTAGAAACTAAGCACTTTGAAACAGAATCGAGAGAGTTTCTCTATAAGTTAGCAATTAGTCAAGGAGCAGTGATGAAGAACATCGAGCGCTCAATTACTGCTAAAAACAATAAAGCTCGTGAAAAGGATGATGAATGATGATTGATGTAGAGGTGAAAGCGCTAACTAGAATTGAGTCTAGTATAAGTTCTGTATTAAGTACGATTGCTTTAGGGCGTGGGCTAGGTGCTCAAGCTTCTGAGCTTAACAACTTAATTACAGCTAAAGAAAACATTCTTGCAATGCAAAGGCTTAATGCTAAAGCAAAACCAGCGAAGAAAGAGGCTGTGCAAGAAGGTTCAGTTACATGTGAACATTGTGGTCAAACTGGGTTAACAAAGTTAACTTATGGTAGATGGCACGGTGATAAATGTAAAGGTAAGAAATAAGAGGTTCTATTTAAGAACTATTTGATGATTGATTGAGAGGGTTTAAATAGACCCTCCTATAATAGGAGACTATATGTCAGAACAAAAAAGCGAAGCTACCCAGTCGGATGAGTCGCAAGTTTCAGACTTTGACTTTGATGCTTTGGCGGAT